AACAGGTCTAGGAGTAGGTCCTTATGCAGATTCAGAGCAAGGAGACATAATAGACTTAACAGAATACGGTGCAGGGATTTATGATAGGAAAGACCCTCAATTTATAGAATTTATTAGAACAAGGTTTCAAGGTGAAGGTACTTTTGATGAGGGTATAGAAGCTTATATTAATTCTTTAAAACCTCCTGTTGAAAACAGAGAAGGATCTTCAATGGTAAAACGAAATGAGATCATAGGTGCTTTAAATAAAAGAGTAGAAGAAGGAAGTCTAAGTCCAGAAAAAGCTGCTGAAATAATTAATAGTATTACAGGAGGAGGAGAACCAGACTTAGGATTAATTAATCAACTTCATAAAGATATTGTAATAATTGAAAACAGAGCAGAAGGCTCTCCTATGCAAGGAGAACAAGTTAATGCTGAAAACGTTGGTATCATGGATGGTTTTAGTGGTGAGGGCGGAGAAGCAGAAGCTATGGCTATTTTAGAAGAAGGACAAAGAGCAGAAAAAGAAATTGAAGGAACAGAAACATACGATGAATTAATGCGTTCCATCAGAGGTGATGATTTAAGCGAAGAAGACAGAAGAGAAGAACTAGCTTCTTATGTAGGAGAAAAAGATGCGGAGGAAACACCTGACAGTGTGTTAACTTTAGTTCAACCTGTTATGCAAATGCTTGATCAAGATACGGCTAACACAGGTATTGGTCAAATAGAAGAGGGTCAAGAAATGGCTACTATTGCACCCACACAACAAGATGCGGAGGAAATGATGGCTATGAACATGCCTCCACAACCCGTAGGCGTGGCTGACGGTGGGTATATGAGCTCTTTTCCTAATCAAAACATGGGGACACAATCATTAACAGCAAGTGATAACATTGATGACCGCATCATGCAGAACTTACATTTTGAAAGAATGGCACCTGGAATGATGGGTTATGCTAATGGTGGACAAGTTCAGCATTTTGCTCCTGGTGGAATAGCTGGAAAGAAAGCTATTTATGATCCTTTATACATGGAATTAATGGAAGGATTTAATGATCCTGAACGAAATAAAGGTAATACTCTTACGGATATTTCTAGATTAGCTTTAGCTTATGGAAGAGGAGATATAGATCCAAGTGAAGCAGGTAGCATGTTCTTAGATTCAACACAAAAAAGAGTAAACACACAAGGCGACAAAGAAAAAGCTTTAGAGATGCAACTTAAATCAGGTTCATTATCCTCTGCAATTGCTGCACAAACAGCAGAAGATTTAGCGGAGTCTAATTTAGCAACAGCGAGAGCTAAAAAAGCAGGAGAAAAAGGAATTACTTATTTTAAAGGAGAGAACTCAACACTTCCCTTAGAGTTTGCAGAGATTAGTGGTTTAGTTGAAACAATCGAGGGGTTACCAAACGGGGCATCAGTTTTTGTTGATAAAAATAACAAGTCTACAATTACTTTACCAAAAGTAGAAAACAAAGAAGCTTACTATGATACGAGAGAAGATCAAAAAAAGGTAGTGTACTTTAGTGATGAAGAAATTAATGCAATGGAAACCACAGATTTCCTTACTACTGTTGGAGCTGGTCTTACATTTGTTAAAATTAAACGTATGAATGACGAGAACGAAGAAGTAATTTTAGATATCAATATGAGCGAGATTCAAAAATATTTAGATGAAAATAAAGGATGGCAAATTGTTCCAGATAGTGAAATTACTATTAAAAAAGAGGAAGGAATTCAACTTAATGCTGGAGGACCAGTTAGAAAAAGAAATGAAGGAACACCTAAGGAAGGTGAAATAGTAGGAGAGGAGTCTTTAGAATATTATGAAGATATTTTAGAGAATGCGGAAGAAGCAATGAAAGGAGGAAAAATATTTGTAGCTCAAACAGATGCGGATAGATCTTTTTTTAATTCTTTATACACATCAGCATATGACGGATTAAACGAACTACAAACATTAAAAAAACTTATCGCGGAAGATCCAAATTTAGTTGGCTACACGGGTGTGTTTAAACAGACTCTTAATAAAGTTGCAGGTTTTATAAATGACATGGAAAATTTAATGGGAGATAAAATATTTCCTGATGATGGTTCTACTGCCTTGGGTAAAGGCATGCAGTTTTTAACAGCACCAGAAATAGCTGATGTTAAAAGTTCTATTGAACAATTATCAGATGCGGTTGCTGATATTATGAGTCTAAGAGGAAAAAGAGGAACTCCTGAAAGTGTAAGAAAAAGAGCAGAAACAAGAACTGATGTTGTGTCAATGGATCAACGACAGATAGTTTTTAATAAAATTGATAAATTAACTGATTTTATGATAGATAAAACAAAATTATTTGGAATAGTATCAGGAAATTATGATGACGAAACTTATCCAGCTTTTAAAGATAGCATGGAGAAACTTAGAATAAACCTTAAAAATATAAACCCTGAAAATTTTGCAGAAAAGAAAACAACATTCACTATTGAAGAGTTACAAAATATTTTAGGAGAATAAAATGGGAGAAATTTTTATACCAGGTTTTCCTTATTCTATCACAATAGAAGGGACTAAACCTACTAAAGCAGAAGCTCAAAACATTTTAAAAATTGTTGAACGTTTAGATGAAGTTAAAATGCAAGGAGGTAATGATCTTTTAAATTTAGCCGATAAATTTGCAGAGAAAGGAAGTGAACTTGGCTCAAAACTTGTTGAAGGAACAGTTACTTATACAGAAAAAGAAAATGCTATAAATATACTTGATGACTTAAACATGCTTAATAAAGAAGAGTTAAAACCTTTAGAGAAAATTGGTTTAGATAGAACAACGGCAGGGGTGGCAGGTTCTATGTTTCTTTCTGCTGGCGGGTATAGAGATTTATATAATCAAGTTAAAAAAAATGTGAAGCTAGGAAAAATTCCTACTGTAGCTAACATAGTATTATCAGGGGGAAAAGCTTACTTTGGAGGTGTATTTGGAGATATAGGAGGTAGAGCAGCATTGGATATTGCTAATGCAATTATAAGTGGTGACCCTAAGATGTTAGAATTTTTAAAAGACGGAACATTAGACGCGGATGCTAAACAAGCTATGTGGTACGAGTCAATAGGTATGGCTTTTCCTCAACTCATAGGAGCTGGTTTTAAAGCTTTAACAGATTTAAAAGATCCTGCGGTTAAAGCAGCATTAGAATCAGCCGAACGATTAGGAATACAAATTAATTTTGGTCAAATTGCAAAATATGCAGACAAGGTAAGAGCTATTGGTCCTTTACCTTATATTGGTAAAGGAGTAAGAAATAGCATAAAGGCTCAAGGAAAAATATTAAATGACACATTTAGAAAGTTCACAGAATTATATACACCTGTTAAAACATTTTCTGATGCGGGAGTAGATATTTTTGCAAGAGCAGATTCTAGATTTGAAGCAGGAAAAAGAATTTTAAATAGTTTGTGGAACAAAGCGTACGACTCTCATGCAATGCTACCTAATAAAAATATATTTAAAGGAGAGGGGGTTAATAATTTTATAAATAAATTAGTTAAAGGAGATGTGTTAAGACAATTTAAAGGTCTTCCTGTTAACTCGGAGGGAATTATTAAAGAATACGACACTATTATTAAAGAAGGTTTTTTTGATAAAACTGCATTATCGCGTATTAAGGGAGAGGGACTTAAAGATTTAATTACCACATTACGTAAGTATCAGCTTGATTTAAAACAAGGAAAAGGAAACATTAGTTATGAACAAATAAGAAACTACAATGAAGAGATAAGTATACTGTTTAAAGATTTAACGGAGGGAGATAAAGTTTTTGCATCTCCTTTTAAAAAATTATTATCTCAATTTAGAGGTGCGAATGACAGTCTTTTAACTAATGAATCAAATTTAATTAAAGAATTAATTCCTGAAAAAATGCTTTCAGCAATTTTACAGAGCCACAAAAATGCTATGAATTATACGAAAGGTCTTAAACTTTTATATGAAAGACCATCAGGATCAATTTTTGGAAAATATGTAGATAATATTTTTGAACCAGGTATTCTAAGAGAAAAAAAAGAAGTGGATCAGCTTCTAGAATCATTAATGAAAATAAAATCTCCTGCTGGTTTAAGAGATTTAAGAAAAATTATAGGGGAAAAACAATTTGGAGCTTTTGCAGATGAATACCTAACTAATATTTTTAAAAAATCTTTTACTAAAGGATCAGAAAGTGTTCTTTTGGGAACTAAAAGTAATCTTTTAATTTTTGATCCTGTAACACTTAATAAAAACTTAGGCTTTGATATTAGAGGTAAAAGTGAGTTTATGGATGAGCTTTTTAAAACTTTAGGTATTAGTAGCCAAAAATTAAAAGATGTTATTAGAACAGGAGCGTTCATTGAAAATGTAAAAATTGGTGATCCATCCGCATTCCTTCAAAGACGTTTTCAATTAACAGGAGCCAAGGATGTTTTTGGTACTTTATTAGGAGCAGGAGCAGCTTACAAAGGTGGTGAAGCAGTTTTTAGTGAAGATGATGGTATTTTTACAAAAGGTATTAAAGGGCTAGTAGGATTAATGGCAATGAAATACAGTCTTGGTAAGGTATTTGCTAACCCTAAATTAGCAAAAAATATTATTGATATTTATGAACTTAAACCAAGAACTTTTTCTTTTAAAAAGAAATTAGACATTATGCGTTCTATTTTTGATTTTCATCACAATGAGCAACCTGATGAAATAGTAAATACAACAACAATGTTTGGAGAGTTATTTGAAGATATTTCAAGTACTTTAAATAAAAAAGATTTAGATGACATGAGTGACTTGTTTAATGACTTAAAAACAAAATCAGATATTTATTTAAAGATTGAAAAACTTGATGCAGAAGATGCCGAAATGGAAGACATGAGAAATGAAATTATTAACCCTAACGAAAAAGTAATCATTGATGAGGGAGCTACTTTAAACGTCCCACAACCCGATGCAAACTTTAATATGGCCGCTGTTGTTGAACCTTTACCTGGTCCTAGTTCAGATCGTCAAGAACCATTACAATTAGACGATGTAGGATTATCTCTCTTTAACGCAAATCAAGGGGGCATAGCTTCTTTATGCGGTGATAAAAAACCACAACAAATGGTGGCGTAAATGGGTCTTTGGAGTTTTTTAACAGGAGGAGGTAAAAAAAACCCTACCACTACTTCTTCAGGTTCCTCACAACCTAATTCTCCTCAATCTCAATCAGTAAAAGAATCAACACAAGGAATTGAACAGTTAATAGCTGATAAAGATAAATATAAAAATAATATGGTTGTCGGCGATAACCGTAATGAATATCAAATGAGAATGAGAGCTCTTCAAACAGGGCAAACTTTTGATCCTTCTCAGTTTCAATTTACAGATAATAAAGGAAAATCAGTTGACGCAGGCTCTAATAATAAAACTATAGGAAATGCAGGTGGTTCGCAAGCTTATAAAAAAAGATTCCCTTTTGAATCTGGAATTGGAAAATTAGCGGGAGCAGCTACCAACCTTATTCCAGGTGTTGGAATGTTTAAATCTATTTTAGGTGTATTAGGCAAGCTCGGTAAAGGAGCTAAAACAGGATTTAATACACTTGCAGATAAAACAGGTATAACAGATACTAAAGTATATCAAGATTTAGCTGCTGCTCCTTCAGGTTTCGCGGGTGATTTTAAAAATTTAATTACTGGCGGAAGAGGAGAAGACGATGAAATTTCTCTTGATGTGGAAGCTATTAAAGAAAAGAAAAAAAACAAGAAGATAGCGAATTTAGATACAGATACAAATAATGCTGTTATGGCAATGGCAAATACAAAAAGTAATATTACTCCTTATAATTTTAATGCTAATACAAATGATTTTAACGCGCTTCGCGGTAACCGTTCGTTAGATTTTAGTCAGTTAGCAGGGGCTCCTAATACAGTGGCAAATACTGTGGGAATAGGAGGAGTAAACTTAGACAGCACGGCTTACAATAATTACTTAGCTAACAAAGCAGGCTTTGCAGATACAGGTCTTGACAATACAAATATGGTAAATGAAATGATAAGCAACCCTACTTTACTTAACAGAGCAAGCCCTACAGGTTTAAATTATAATGCTTTAGGCGAGGTATCTAACCCGCAAGATTTAGATGCTTCCTTAGGTTATGAGTTTTTAAATAATAGGATAGTGTAATGGAAACTAATGTTAGAAATGCTATTTGGTTTGCTATAATTTTAGTGAGTGCTGGAGTAACTTATGGAATGATGTCTCAACGATTAGAAGCAGTGGAATCACAGCAATCAAAACTAGAAATGATAATACTCCAAGACATACCAGAAATAAAAGAACGAGTGATACGGCTTGAAGTATTATTAGAAAAAGCATTAAACAACTAATACTTTAAATTGAATTCCTAATTTCATTCAGCTTAGGAAATTCTACGTGTGTAGAATAATGAGGCTTATCTTTTTCAAATTTTTCATTATCAAAAGTAGGATCAAAATTAGTAGAACTTTTTAAATAAAGTTTATTTACTTTAATCATTCTTTCTAAATCTAATATTCTTTGTTCTGAATATTGCATCCTTTTCATTTTAGCTATTGGTAATGCTTCTTTAACGGTCATACAAACATCGCTTGCTTTTATAAACCAATCAAAAGTTTTAGTGCCTCTGTGATACTCGCTTTGTAACCAAAAAACATTAGTCATTACACCTTTAATTTTTTTCTTTTTATGATAGACACCGTAAGTGTCTCTTGATTTTAAATTAACCATACCACTACCAGATTTAATTTCTAAAAATTCTACTGGTTTAGTAAAGTAAACTGCATTGTTTAATTTTTGTTCAAATATATTTTTCATAAAGTCCTCCAATATTTACCCTTAATAATAAGGGGTTTAGTTTTAAACTTTGTATCAATCCCAATTACTTTTAATTTTAACTGAGTGTTTACAAAGCGACAAATTTGAGAAGAGCTTAATTTAGGAAACTGTTCTCGCAGTTTTGCAATCAACGGTTTTTTCTTTAAGCCTTTATCTACTAAGTTAGCTAAAGCATTCATCAAATCCTCCTGACGTTTTTTCTTCAACTGTTTTGTTGATAATGGTAATGAAGGCACCACAATTTCTTTGGGTGCCTCTTTGTGTTGTGTTTTAGATTTTTTCCCTGCAACATCACGTAACCATTGCGGGACAACTAAGATACCTTCCTTATGAAAGATATCTTGTTCTTCTTTAGTCATTGTATCAGGTAAAATTATTTTACTCATGATTACCTACTTTTAATGGAGATAATTGATTATCCATAATTTCATCAACATGTGAGTCAATGGCTCTATCTAATTGAAAGTCTGCTTCTTTTTCTTCATTAAAATCAGCAATAGCATTTAATAAAACAGATCCTCTTTGATTTGATTGTCTGTTTACTTTTCTAATAGCATCTTTAAATGTAAAGATGCTTCCAAAATTAAATTCTAATTGTTTTGAATCAAACATTATTTCCTCCCACAAGTTTAATAGCAGGAATGATATCATTCCCTCTAATTTTAAGATGTTTAAGTAAACCTTTTTCTGCCGAAAGTTTAGAGTCAAGGTTTAAAGTAATTGACCTCCAAGCTTTCTTTGGGTCATCAACTTTTTTTAATGCAATCATATCAACAACCTCTAGTAAAAGAGATCGGTCACCGTTTAAAGAACCACCCGCAAAAAACTTTTCATTGCTTACAAGTTTAGCAAGCATAGTTCTTTCTTCTGGTTGGTCTTGTCCTTTTTTAAGTTTCTTTAAAAACACTGCACTGAAAATTTCATTTCCGATGTAGTTTAGTGTGTCTTCTTTTTTTAGATACATTTCTTTCTCCTGTATATTTAATATAATTTTATATTACATTATATTATATACATTACAAGTAGTATCTAATTTACCGCAGAAAACAGCCAATATTTTAAGTTGCGTCACCCCACGATTTTCCTGTTTCACAATCAACTTTACTCGGAACAGTCAAAGGTAAAGCATTTTCCATGACCTCGATAATTTTCTTTTTTGTTTTTTCAGAGCCATCAAAACTTAAAGTCAGCTCATCATGAATTTGTATAAGAGGAACTAATTTTTCTTTATACAATTCTATCATCGCTTGTTTTGTTTGATCTGCGGCGGAACCTTGTATTAACCTGTTAAGTGCTTTGTATGTCCCTGCTCTTTTTAAATGATGGTGCTTTCCATATTTTAATTCAGCTTGATCTTTTGGTAAAGCTTTAAAGACACCGAAGGTTGTTGGTTCCCATAATTCAAAACGACATTTTCTTCCTTTAATTGTTGCTACATTTCCTTCATCATTAGCAAGTTTAGATATTCTTTTTGTTAGTTCTTTAACAAAAGGAACTTTTTCATTATACTCTGCTAAAATTTCTTTTGCCGTATCTACATCTACTTGTAGTTCGTTGGAAAGTTTGTTAACACCCATTCCATAAAACAGTCCAAGATTAATTGTTTTTGCTTGATCCCTTTCAATATTAGCTATCTTAGCAACAATGCTGTGAAAGTCTGCTTCAGGATTTTTTCGATACTCTTCTACGACCGACGATGCTCCTTCGCATTTAAGTTTATAAGCAAAGTGTGACGCGATCCGTGGCTCTTGTTGTGAGTAATCAAAACTACCCCACGTCTCTCCTTCCTCAGGTAGAAACAATCCTCGAATTTGTTTTTTAATTTCTTTATTTTTGGAAGGTAGTTGTTGTAGATTAGGATTAGAGTAACTAAATCTTCCTGAAACAGTTCCCGCAGTACCATCACGCATTTGATGAATACTAGCATGTATCCTTCCCGTTGAACCATGACGAATAATTGTGTCAAGAAAAGTAGACTGAACTTTATTTATTTCCCTAGCACTTTGAATCTTCTGAGCAATAGGGTGTTTGTGATTCAATAAAAAATCTTTCGTAAAGCTCGGTGCCCCTGTCTTCTCTGTTCGTGGATACTCTATTTTAAGTTTGTCAAAAACTTTTTGAATAGAATTTGCAGCCCAAATATCAACCGTAATACCCGTGTCTGCCAAAATACTACCCAGTATCTTCTTCTCTGTAATCTTAAAAGTTTTTTTATAACTCTCTGCTTTTTCCACATCAACTCGTACTCCTTTTTTTGTCATCTCAAATATTATAGGAAGAAGATCCATTTCTAATCTATAAACACTCATTAAATCTTCTTTGTTAATAATGCTTAACATACTGTGATAAAGTCTCAATGTTAAGTCAGCATCCTGTTCCGCATAGCCTCCTACATAAATAGCAGGCAGTTTGTACATTTCACTTTTAGGATTAACACCAAATTCACTTGCGGCTTGCTTCAATAAATTTTCATCTTTGTATTCACCTAATATATCTTTGCCTACTGCGTTTAATGCATAAGAAAATTTATTCTCATTAATGATGGGAGCCATTAACATTGTGTCTACAATTGGTCCTTTAACATCAATACCTTCCGCATAAAGCCAACCAAGGTCATACAAGGCGTTATGAGCTACTTTTATTGCATCAGTTTGCATTAAATTTTTGACCCATGCCATAACACGCTTACGATCCCAATTGAAACCGTTTTCATGTCTTATGGGGTAATACCCCTTCCAGCCATCTACAGCGATAGCCACGCCTATGATATGACCTTTTTTTATTGTCCATCCAGGTCCCGTTGTCTTGAGTTGAGGGTCATATGTCTCTAAATCAAAAGCAATGACTTTTGCTTCTGACAGGTCAGGTAATTCATAAGGAGGTATCCATTCTGATTGTGTAAATCCAAAATTATGTTGCATTATTTTTTTCCTTTATATATTCTTGTGTTTCTCTTCCACGTTTTTCACCTTCTGATTCAAACGAGTGATTATCTTTATTCGTTCTTGCTTCTATCTCTCCTGCTATAGCCATATAAGCAGAAGCATCTATATAACTATCTTTTTTATGACTGTGAACTAAGCGAGCAATTTTAACAAGAGCCATGCATATGGCTACATCATGAGCTTTTATTTCTTTCTTTAAAACAACTGACCATAACTTAGCTATGTTTTGATGATTAGTAAGTCGATCCCCGTAGTCCGTGTTTCGATCTCCGCCTATTAATTTAATAGCTTCTTCTAAAATTTCTTTATGTATCATATTTTATATGCCTCTTCTCGTTGAGCCTCGACTAAATAAAGTTTTTCTTTTGCTCTGGTTACCGCAACATAAAAAACTCGATGCTCATCATCAGGGTTTCTTGCGTATGATCTGTAAACTAGTCTTCCAATATCCAGCAGGACAACAACATTATCACACTCACCGCCTTTTGCTTGATGGATCGTAGAGACTTTAATACGTGGCTCCCCTTGCACGTCTTCTCCTACTCTTTCCAACCTTCTTAAATAAGCAATTTCTTTTGGTGTTAAACTACTTAATACCTCATACCATTCGCCATCTACGAGCAACCCTTTATCATTATGTAAAGCCTGTAAATCAAACAGTTTTTTTTCTTCCTCTTCTTTATGTGTCTTAGCTCCTCTTTTTAAATACCCTTTAGAAGAAATTTTAGAATATAAAGTTTTTAATTCAGGTAGAGTAATAGACGCGCCTTGTTTTAATCTTTTCCAAATTTCAATAGCTTTAATAATAGTCATAGAAACTGGTCGATGCTCTCCTCTTCCATACCAATACCCTTCATTAAATAAATAATTTTCAATCATCTCATTACGAATTTTTTTAGTTCTTCCTAACAAGAGCCAGTTACCTTCAGACATATTAATATGTTTGATATCAGACATTCTTTTAACCTGACCTTCTTCTTCTTTAGGTTGCCAAGTTTTTACTCTTCTGTTTTTTACCTTAGAAATAATATTGTTTGCAATATCATAAATAAGCTTAGGACATCTATAAGACTTGTTTAACACGGTTACCTTACCTTCTAGCGCGATAAATTTATCTACATCAGCTCCCATCCATCTAAAAATAGCTTGATCATCATCACCTGCTATGTATGTTTCTTTACTGTTGGCCATTAACTTATCAACCATGTTGTACTGAATACGTGGCATGTCTTGTGCTTCATCAATAAAGAGTACATCAAACTGTGTAGAAAATGTGTCATTTGTGTAATCAACAATCATGTCAGTAAAATCAAATAAATTATTATCCTTTTTATATTTTTTAATTGTACGGTTTAAGTAATCTAACTTAACGGTATTAAAAATCTCAGAACTATTGCTACACTCTTCCTCTAATGTAATGTCTTTTATTCTCGCCGCGTTAATTAAATTTAAATATTTAAAATTAGAATTAGTATAAATAGAATCATCATTATCATTAACTACAAGATTAAAACCAATGCGATCCGATAACTCTTTCCAGTGCTTACCTTTCATTAAGTTATCTTTTTCCACAGGCAAATGTCTAAAAGCAAAGCTATGAAGAGTTTTAAAGTTTGCTAAATCATCTCTACTCGCTTGAAATTTAAAACTAGCTCTGTCCCGTGCTTCGCGTGCCGCTCTCTTGGAAAAAGAAAAGAAACCAATTTTATTCCATTCAATACCTTGTTCTTTTTTCTGTTGGCAAATATCTAATAACTTAGTTGTTTTACCTGTGCCTGGAGGACCTAAAATAATATTGATCATTAAAAGGGTACCTCTTCATCATCTTCTCTACTTAAAAGCTCTTTATCTGTTGGCTTAGTTGTTTTAAGATTAGGCATATTTTTTATTCTATTAGGTCTGTCAAAAGAAGGTATTGCCCATGCTCTTGCTTGTGTTTTATTAGGGTAAACTAAAACATCCACTCCATGTAAATTTTTTAATCGTTGAACAATCCAAGCTCTAGACTCTTTAAAGTTTTTACTATTCTCTAACCACTTACTTAAATCTCTTAGCCTAAAGTATGTTGGGTAAGCGTTAAAAGAAGAACTACCTTCACCAAAAGAAATTTTATTCTCATAGTCGGTGAAAGGTTTTTCCATATCTAATTCATCCACACTAAATGACTCGCCACGTCCAACACAAAACTCCATTAAGTAATCTTTAAACTCACCTACTTTTGATACATCCTCTGGAACACTAATCTTTGTAATTGTTTCAAATAAATTTGCTAAAATATCATTCCAATCTTTTTGTTTCATTTGAGGAATAAAACGCAACAACTGATCCGATACTAAGTCTCTTAGTCCTTCATGATACTTTATATTTTTCCAGTTACTTGTTTCAACGGTATCGGAGTCTATGTTTAAAAACCAAATTTTAGGATCAGACTCAAGGGCTCTTAGATCAGAATACACAGGATGATCAGATCCTGATACGCCTACACCGTATTTTCTTGTCTTACATAAAGCTTTATTGCAAACACTCTCAACAGGCGGTTGGGTGCATTTGTACATGTACTTAAGAGAGCCATCTGTTTTATCTGCTCCCACTTGTTTTTGTAATACGGTCACCTCATTCGCATCCAAAGGTGGATCCATATACTCACGGTTATATTTCTCCATTAATTGTTTCCATGAGTCAGGATTAGATTTGCGGTAAAAAATTCCTATATTAAATAAACCATTATTTCTAGTGCCTTCAGGAAACCCTTGTGTCGTTAAAACTTGTAAACATGGAGGACCATTCTTTATGATATCTTGTTCTACCTTGATTGCGATTTTGCTAATATCATCACAAGCATATTTGTCGTATAACTCAAAGAACTCGTCAAGAGAAGCACCCTCACCATTGTCAAGAAACGCGTACCGTGTCTCACCATGATAGGGAAGGTTCAGCCATGAACCCGCATCCTTTTCGCTGGCCAGTTTAATTTGTTTAGGAAATACCTCAGTATTAGCATATCCGATGTAAGAGGCTATCTCCTTTAATTTTTGTTGAAAGAGGGAAGCTGGTTGTGGCTTTTTTGAAAAAAGAAAAAGATGGGCTCCAAAAGATTTGGATGCACACATTACTAATGGGAATTTGTATTGCCGTATTTTGGATAATATTTTTTTGTGATCCAGCGGGTACTCGTCTATATCAATACAACCCCAAATGGCAGTTGCATCATCGCGAATGGGAACAATACCTAGAGAAGGGTTCTTACCCTCTAAATGATCTGCAAACATTTGCAAAGTAGGTGCTTCGTGCTTCGTATATGATTGACCATCACGCTTGCCACTAACTTTCGTTTCCGAATAGCGGTATTCACCATGTGCACGGTCTAATCCCGAAAATATATTTTTAAACTTTTCTGCTTTCATATTTTTTTAAACAATAAATAAGGGCGAAAATTTCGCCCTTAACCTAAAATATTAAGGTGACTACTGATAAAGTAACTTACCGTCCGAATTAACTTTATCGGTTTCGGTTACTACATCATCATCATTATCATTTAAAGCTTCTGGTGTTGGATCAATAGATCCAGAACTTACAAGCTCATGAAAGTGCTTTGCTTCCTCCACAACATAAGATGGATTAGGTAAATCATTAACTGATTTTTCCATTGTGATATTCCATCCCCACCAGTCATTCTTTTTATTTTGCTCTTGTATACCTTTCATATTGTAAACATTGGCAAACATTGGAAGAGTAACTAGTTTCCCATTACTGGCTTTCATTTTTTGATTCATCATCATTGTATTCCAGTAGCGAGATTTTTTGTATTGAGTTTTCTGCATAATGATTTGACATTTTTCAAAAGAGCCATCATCATTTAAACGTAAAACAAAATACTCCGCCGTTCTTACTATGTAAGTAGGGCTTACTGCACCATTAATCATGTAATGGTCTTCGCCGTCCGCTCCTCGCGTTAATGCAGGGATATCTTCGGGCTTATATATTTTTACTGGTGCTCCAGTGCCTTCACCAAGAGGACTCCACTCTACACCACGAACTCTAAATGCACAGGGCACTACAGATATTCCTTTGTAAAAATCTTTAGTCACCGAGTTAAAAATGTCGCCTTGCTCAAGTCCATCTACGAACTTAGCATTGCTCTTTTTAACTTCTGGAGTCTGGGAACTAGCAATCTTTAAAAATGGAATTGCCATTTCCAGCGCGTTAACATTTTCAAATCCTGCACCAGCAAGATCTGTAAAGTCAAACACGTGAGTCGATATTTCGCTTTTCTTTTTTTTTGTTACATCGTTCATTGTTATTTACCTTTTTTTATTTTAACTTTGTTACCCATAAAAACGCTAAATGTTTCTATAGGAAGCTCTTTGCCCGCGTTTATTTGTTCACCAATAAAGGCATTCAAGGTCATCGGCTCGACCTTGCGTTTTTGATCAGGAGCTAAACCACTTTGTTCTAAGTCTTCAATTAACTTAGAAGCTTGATCGTTATCTCCTTTACCAAACCTGATAGACACAATGTTTTTAATTAGCTCTCCGTGATTATTTTTCTCGAGCCAACCAAAAGCTTCCGCTTCTTTGTCGCGTGTAATACTGCCTTTAAAAAAAGGTTTAAAACTAACAGCATCACCATTGGTCAATTTAATTTCTTTAACTCCACGTGACTCCATTAACTGAACAATAGAATCATTCATCTGCAAGAGTTCGTTTTTTTTATGTTTAACTTGATGTTCAAGAGCAAGAATTTCGCTCTCAATCTCTAAAAATTTATTCGATGCTTCTGATACATCTTTTACTTCTGATATTTCAACTTTATTATTTTCTTCTGGTGGTAAGTAATTTGTAAAATCAACTTTCTCGGTCATAGTTATTCCTCTCGTTAATGTCTATCTGTATTGGATAATATGTAAAAGTGCGTCTATCATATTTTAAAACTTTATATTTTCCTCGATTAATATCTGCTGCTATTGAACAAGCTAATCCAATCATGGACGGATCACCAATCAACAACAAATAATCGTTGTCATTAAAATCTTTTAATATGGTTTTTGCCTTACGCACCGCTGGGGCTGGAGATAACATTATTTGCTTACCCTCTTCAAATATAGGAACTAAGTTTCCATATCCTTGAGCACTAATAACGTTAAACTTTGACACCTCTTGGATGACGTACACATTACCTTTGTTTTCTAAATCTTTCATCTTTCTAAAAACCCTATAATATTTTAATTTACATTGTACAAGAAAAAAGTTAATGCTGGTAGGATTATTTTTAATCAGAGAAAGTATGCCAGAATTTAAATACAGTTTTAAAACAACGCCTTATGATCATCAACTAGCAGGAATGGGTGCTATGCTCAATCATTTCTCTAGAGGAGAAAAAGAATTTGCACTTTTAATGGAAATGGGTTGCGGAAAAACTAAAGTTCTAATAGACTCTTGCTCTTTTTTATATGACAATGGATACATAAATGGTCTACTCGTTATTTGTCCTAACGGTGTTAAAGGAACATGGGTTAAAGAAATTGAAACACATATGCCTGATCATGTGGATCGTAACGTTGTAGTATGGACAGGTCAAAAAACTAAAAAGCATGAAGAAGAATTACAAACTTTATTTGTTTTAGATTCAGTTCATCTTAATATTTTAATAATGAATGTTGATACGTTTACTACGGATCGTGGTAAAAAATTTGCTGATAAATTTTTAATGACAAAGCAAGCTCTTTTGTCTGTTGATGAAAGCACGGTCATTAAAAACTCAACCGCGCTTCGTACTAAAGCTATTACAAAACTTGGTAACTTAGCGCGCTACCGTGTTATTATGACAGGCTCTCCCATTACAAAATCTCCTGAAGATTTGTATGCTCAATGTAATTTTCTTAATCATGAACTGCTGGGCTTTAGTTCGATATACACGTTCCGTGCCAGGTACTGTCAACTGCAACGATTATCTTTTGGTGGTCGGTCTTTTAATAAAGTAACAGGTTTTAAAAACTTAGATGAACTTAATACTAAGTTACAAAAATTTTCTTACCGTGTTTTAAAAAAAGATGCATTAGATTTACCTGACCAAGTATGGGTAAAAAGATTAGTATCCATGACTCCTGAACAACTTGATGCGTACATGCAAATGAAGAAACATGCATTAGTACAACTCAAACAAGAAACATTGACGACTACGTCAGTGCTCGCTCAGATGATTAGACTCCACCAAATTGTTTGTGGTCATATGGCGACGGATGACGGTAAAGTTTTATCGTTGCCAAATAACCGTGTCAAAGAATTATTAGCTATTCTAGAAGAGCATGGTGACAAAGCAATCATCTGGGCGAATTATAGACATGATATTCAAGCAATTGAAAAAACATTAATAAAGAAATATGGTGCGCGCTCCGTGGTCACTTATTATGGTGATACACCACAAAATATTAGACAAGAAAATATTAGACGATTTCAGGAAGATGAGGATACACAATTCTTTATAGGACAACCTATGACAGGGGGAAGAGGGATCACGTTAACAGCAGCTAGCTTAACAGTGTTTTATTCTAATAGTTATGACTTAGAAATTAGAGAGCAGGCAGAAGCAAGAAATCATCGTATTGGTACACAAAATAAGGTAACATACATTGATCTTGTTTCTCAAGGTACTGTAGATGAAAAAATTATTTATTCATTAAGGAATAAAATAAACTTAGCAACATCTGTACTAGCTGAGGATATTAGGGAGTGGTTGATATGATTTGTCCTCATTGTAAAGGTAATGGTTATCTCAGGCTATGTTTTGAAACAGAGAAAGCTATAGAACAATGTTGGGTATGTGACTCTAAAGGGGAAGCCAATGAGACTAAACATTTTAGTCAAACATGGCAAGATGGAGATGATAACGAAAGTTTTCGCACTATCTATTATGGTCCTTTACTGGATCCAGATGGATTTAAAAACTATAGGATAGAAAAAGAATGATTAAAGTATTTTTATTAGTTTTAATGATGCATGCTCCAAATATGCCTACTGTAAAGTATCAAGCCTATGTCTTACCTACTTTAGAAGAGTGTGAGAACGCCAGAATTGTAAGAGAAAACCTTGCACATCATATGGCAAAACAACGAGGTATTGATGTAATATGGATAAAAAGTGCTTGTATAGAGATGGATGTGTTTACTCAGGAAATTTAATATTGTTTATTGCTTAAAATATAGGTATAATTCGCTAAAATATTAAAGAAGGCGAGGTTATGTTATTACCTAATAGTCCTGTACGAAAAATATATGAATGCCACAATTGTGGTGATGTGTCTGTTCATTTTTACGATCCTAAACACAATAAGGTTTTTTCTAAAGAAGAGTGGAGTAATGTTTTAGTAGAGGGAAAAGAGGCTTTACGTAAAATTATAAAGCCCCTCACAGAAGATCCTAAGTTTTTTACAGATTAATTTTTGCTTCGTTCATCAATCATTCTCCCCATTACATAAACCATAAATCCAATACCAATTAGGGTTAACAATATTAGCCCTAATAAAATGTTTGTTATCATCATGCTCATTGCAGGTTTCCTCTTGATCCTATGTCATTTTCTCGGTGATAATTGTCAACAACAGTGGAAATCTCACTTAAAAAGTTTTTGCAATGCCGCATATCATTTTCTAAGTTTACTATCGCTTTAAACATACGTTTTGCATTGGGGTTTTTATTACCCATAACTTCATCTCGTATGTAATTATTATTGATTTTATCATACAACTCTTTACTTCGTTTTGAAAATTCTTTTAAAAGTTCTCTTTCTGTCATATCTAAATCAAGTTTAATAATATGTTCTGTCATACAGTTGCCTCCTCGACAATTTTTTCTAACTGCATAGGTTTAGAAAGCTTTGATTTTTTACAAAGTTTCTCAAGCAGCTTTCGTGTTTTCGCTGTAATCATTTGATTATAATGTGTTTGTGTTGGTTTTTTCATTTTTTTCCTTTGGTTTTAATTTTTTTATTTCATCTCGCAATTCAAAAATTCTTTTTAATGAATTATCATGCATTTGGTTTAATTCAGTATTAGTGTTTTTTAATTTATTATTGTCCCACATTATATTATTGTATTCCTCTAATAAATTTTTATGTAATATTCTATAATCTTTAGGCATTAATTGGAACAAGTTGAACGACCACATGATGAACGACCATTTTTTTTTACTCCAATATTTCTATCATAATGTTTCCAACCTATAATGCCTTCCTCTGCATCTTCGTGATGGACCTGTAAAAGCAAACCAAACCTAGTCTGCTTACAAAACAACCATAAAAATAAATCTGCTAAATAATTAAAAATAAATCGATTTCTCATACTATGCTCCTACTCTAAATAAAGCATCTGGTTCATTCCATCTGCTGTAAAAATCAACACGTCTATTCTTTAATTGGTTATAATTCATGACATCTTGAATACGTTTAAGATAATCCCCAACAGAACTACAGTCATATAGTTTATCCCTAACTTTTTCTAAATTAGAAATAAATCTTTTATGATTATAAGAGGGATCATTCATTACGCGGATCATTGCTTGAATAAAACTACGACGTTTAAAATTAGAATAATAAGGTTCTACATCATAAATTTGTTGTGCAAATTTTTTTCCTTTTTCTAAAGTTTCAATGCGAAGTTCTCCTTGAATAAACCGGTCACGAAGTATTTCTCTCCCTGCTAATCCTTTTGTTCGGCAAAATAAAAATAATATGCTCCACATATCAAAATTATATTTTCTTTTTAAATGATTATAGATCTCATATTCAGGGTAACTTCCATCTTTTGTGTTTTGCGTTACATACAAATGTAACCAGTCTTCCATCTTCCATTGTCTCCTTGCTGCATTAAGACCAATTAAAGCATTGATCATAGCTTTTTTTGATTTAGCATGTGGATCAACAACAAAATAAAAAGGAATATTTAATTCTTTGGCAATTGTTAAACGTGTTTGACCATCGATAAGTTCTCCTTTCATATTTACTGTTCCAGGGGACATCAACCAACCATGTTTTTCAATTGATTTTTTTAAAGACTCTAATCCTTTTATGTCTCTGTTTTCTTCTATAATTATAAATGAATTATAGTTAAAGGTGGAATATACACTTCCAACTATTGTTGAATTTTTTATATTAAAAGTCATCTTATGCCTCCTTGTGATAATTTTTAATGAACTCATCAACTTTCCATTGATCATAATCAAATTCTTTATCGTCTACATGATCTTTTAAAGCTGATAGAAGTAACGAGCCACGCGAATCGTGTTTCGTTGAAATCTTTCTAATACAATCTTTG